CGGTATTGGCCTCGGGCAGATCGGCTTCGGACAGGTCCGCCCCGTTGAGGTTCGCCCCGTAGAGGTCCGCCCCGTTGAGGTCCGCCCCGTTGAGGTTCGCCCCGTTGAGGTTCGCCCCGGTGAGGTCCGCCCCGTTGAGGTTCGCCCCGGTAAGGTCCGCCCCGTTGAGGTTCGCCCTGTAGAGGTTCGCCCCGTTGAGGTTCGCCCCGGTGAGGTCCGCCCCGGTGAGGTTGGCCCTGAACAGGTTGGCTTCGGACAGGTTGGCCCCGGTGAGGTCCGCCCCGGTGAGGTTGGCCCTGATGAATGAATCCGCTTCGAGCTCGAACATTACCGAGCCGGTGAATCTGTTTGTGATGGTGAATTTCATGGTCAACCCTCCTTCTCAAGTTTTTTGATGCTACGCCTCATATGTGCGGCTGGTCGGCGTACTGGAAATCGATATGGATTGCTTTTGTCCGCTCCAGTCCTTACTTACGTTTTCCTGAGCGTACTTTTTTGCGGCCTCATCTGTTTTATGCTCCCTTTTTATCCCCTTTACCACGCTGTAATATTTCATCGTCCTGTCCTCCTATCTTATTATGTCGTGGCCCTTGGCTATCGTATATCCCTCCGCCTTAAGAGTTTGCAATTCCACCTTCCCCGCCGCGATCCCGAACTCTTTGTGCGGGGCGTCGATGATTGTTTGAGCGTCGTAGCCTGCTCTTGTCCCGCCCTCCAGGTTAATAATGACTGCCACTGCCCCACTTGTGTTACCTACCAGGTTATAGGTTGCGATCTTCATGGCTCCCTCCAGTTTTTTATTTTGTATCATGCTATCCATACCTATATAGTATACCCTACAGATAATGGTGTCAAGCAAAAAAGAGAATATTTTGAAAATAATTATAAAATTGTCAGATTGCCTAGTGAGAGAAGGGAATTATTTTTATGCTCAGCATCGAAAACTATGGCGTCGGGAGCAGGGGAAAGACTTTGTAAAAAATATGTTGACAGCAATAACGCATTGTGATAGTAGGTAAGACATGAGACGGGATGGATCACGGCCGACGGAAGGGAGACCCACAAAATATCGTCCTGAATATTGCCAAAAAGTCGTTGAATTTTTTACGCGAGAGATAAAAACCCGCAGAAAAACCATAATAACCGGGAAAGGCACGGTAATCGAAGAAGAGATTAAGGACTTCCCGGATTACCCGTCGTTGGTTGATTTTGCGGGTGAAATAGGAGTTGCCGAGAGCACAATCGGGCTGTGGCAGGATAAGCACAGCGAGTTTTCGGCGTCTTGTGGGCATGCCCTCGCAAAAGCCAAGGCTCTACTGATCAAGGGTGGTCTCTCGGGAGCCTATGACAGCAATTTTTCGAAGTTCGTCGCGATCAACTGTCACGGCATGCACGACAAAAATGAGACTGAGGTAACCGGGCGCAACGCAGGTCCGCTTGACATAACTTTTACGGTCGTTCGGGCCGGCGAAGTCAGGGAGCCTAAAGAGTGAGAAATCATACATGCGCTGACATCCCCGGCGCACCAATCGCCCGACTCATCGGGGTAATGGACAAAACAGGCATTTTTTAACGTCTATTCCGGTCCTGGCGGCTACCCGGCCAGTGACCCCCTCAGGACGCAGGGTAGAGAGGGGCCTGACAATGTGTGTGATTGTAATGAGAGTTTTTGACGGGGTAGCGGCGTTGTGAAAAAGGCAGAGGGCAGACAGGTGCTCAATCCCACGATCCCGGAAAAACTCATTTTTTTGTTGTCTCCCTGCCGCTACAAGGTCGCCAGGGGCGGGCGAGGCTCGGGAAAGTCCTGGACATTTGCCCGCACTCTTATCGGCCTCGCAGCTCGTAACCCCCTGCGAATCCTGTGTGCCAGGGAGGTCCAAAACTCCATCCGGCAGTCAGTCCATAAGCTCCTTAGCGATCAGATAGAGGCCCTGGGCATCGGCAACCGCTTTGTGATCAAAGAGACGGAGATCATCGGCATCAATGGCAGCGAGTTTCAATTCACCGGGCTATCACAACTCACTGTAGACTCGATCAAGTCCTTCGAGGGCGTTGACATTTGCTGGGTCGAGGAGGGGCAGGTCATCAGCAAGCGCTCCTGGGATATCCTCATACCCACCATCCGTAAGGCGGGTAGTGAGATATGGATCAGCTACAACCCCGACCTCGAGAGCGATGAGACTCACCAGAGGTTTACCGTCCATCCGCCTCACGGCTGCGCCAACGTCCTCATCAACTGGCGAGATAACCCGTGGTTCAACGCAGTTCTGGAGGCTGAGCGCCGCCACTGCCAGGAGACGGACCCTGACGGCTATAACAACATCTGGGAGGGCCAGTGTAGGCCCGCTGTTGAGGGCGCGATCTATCATCGCGAGATCGGCCAGGCAGAGGCCGACGGCAGGGTCTGCAACATTCCCCATGATCCAATGTTGCTCACGCACCTTGTTTTTGACCTCGGCTGGGACGACAGCCTGGCCGTGGGCCTTGTGCAGCGTCACACCTCAGAGATCAGGCTGATAGAGTACATCGAGGTATCCCACACCCCCCTGCCCGCCCTGTCGATCGAGCTCCGCCGCCGCCCGTACACCTGGGGGCGCGTGTGGTTGCCTCACGACGGTTTTGCGGGTAACCTCAACAGCGGCGGCAAGTCGACCGCCGACATTCTCCGGACACTCGGATGGGATGTAGCACTCCGCAATGAGATCAGCATACTCGGTATCGAGGACGGCATCAGGCAGACCCGCATCGTCTTCCCGCGCCTGTATTTCGACCGCTCCCGGACCGGCGCCGACCAGCCCCCCGTCAGCGCCGATGTGCAACACACACCCTTGTCATCGAGACTCATAGAGTGCGTCAAAAGGTACAGACGACGCATCAACAGGGCCACCGATACGAGCACAGTGCCGCTAAAGGATTTGTACGCGCATGGATGTGACATGCTAAGGTATGTGGCCGTCAATGCTGACCAGATGGAGCCTACGGCGCAGCATCATACAAAGGTCAAGACCGTTACGTCCGTCCTCGACAGCCAGTTGAGCGCGCAAAGGTGGTTCGGATGATCGGCAAAATCGACAAAAAAGAATATCTTGACAAACAGCGCAATAAACTGTATGACGATGGCGTGGAGAAACAGAAGATCATCGACGCGCTCAAAGCCCTGGAAGGTGTCAAGCGGTTATTGTTGGAGGTAGTGAAGGCATAAAGCAACCCACATAACCGCCTAACGCTCAAGCACTCACACGAGATCAAAGGCCGCCATCCGAAAGGATGAGCGGCTTTTTTGCGTCTATGGAGCCTTAGATGACCGACGACCCCGAAGAGAAAGAGGAGAAGGAACCCACCAAGTCCCGCAAGATGACGAAGAAGCAGGAGCGGGAATTTCTCGACCTCGCCACGAAGCGCCTCAAACGCGAAATAAAGGCCGACCAGGACAACCGCAAGAACGGCGTCGATGACCTGAAGTTCTTAAACGGCGACGAGTGGGACGCCAACGAGGAAAGGCGCCGCGGCATCAGGAAACGCCCCGTCATCAAGTCTCACAGCCTCAGAAAGTACGTCAACCAGGTTGTCGGCGACATGCGGCAGAACCGGGCCCGCGCGAAGGTGAGGCCGGTCGACTCTGCGGGCGACGTAGAGATAGCGAAGGTCCGCTCCGGCATCATCTCCAACGTGGAATACCTGTCCAACGCCGAGGCAATTTATGACTACGCGGGGGAAATGCAGGCATCCTGCGGCCTCGGAGCATGGCGCGTCCTTGAGCGCTGGTGCGAGGATGACCCGTGGGTGCAGGAGATATACCTTGAGCGCATCAAGAACCCCTTTCTCGTCTATCTCGACTCGTCCGCCAAGTCCGAAGTAGGCACCGACGCGAAGTACGGGTACGTGCTGGAGAAGTGGTCACGGGACGACAAGGACGAATGGAAAGCGAAATTCGGCGACATCGAAATGCCCACCAATCCCATTACCATCGGCTCAGAAGTGGGCATAAGCGAGGAGGTGTGGTTCAAGGACGACACGTTTTTCATCGCGGACTATTACGTCGTCGAGGAAGAGGAGCAGACGCTTTGCCTCATGGCCGACGGCAGGGTCTTCGAGAAAAGCGTTTATGGAAGGAAGTTGACCGAATGGAAGGAGGCCGAACAAGCAAGGCTCGCAGAGAAACAGGCACAAGCCGCTCTCGTGGCCACGTCACAACCCCCGCAAGGACAGCCACTTCAGCCGGGGCAGGCTCCACAGCAGGGACACGACCTCCGCCCGGACGCTGGCCCTGCCCCGGCGCCCCTTCCTCCCGAGCCGCCCGAATCACTCAAGATGGTGAAGCAGCGCAAGGTCAAGACGCCGAAGGTCAGGTGGTACGCGATCACCTATGACGAGATTCTCGACGGCCCCAAGGACATACCGGGCCGGTTCATCCCCGTCATCCTGTGCTTCGGGCCGGATAACAACGTCGAGGGCAAGACGGTCAGGCGCAGCCTCATCCGCGATGCCAAGGACGCGATAAGGCTCCTCGATTTCTGGCTCACGGCCTGTGCCGAGACTATGGCGGTCCAACCGAAAGCCCCTTACATCGGCACAGCCAAGATGTTCGAAGGCTACGAGCAGGATTGGGCGCAGGCCAACGAAGAGAACTTCCCCTATCTCAAGGCCAACCCCGACCCGGAGATAGAAGGCAAGTTGCCGCAGCGTCAGCAGCCCCCCACTATCTCGCAGGCCATGTTCGAGCAGCTTGCGGTTGCGCAGGAGCTCGTGAAGCAGGCAATCGGCATGTTCGCCTCTGACGTGGGGGATAAGGGGCCGGAACTGTCCGGCAAGGCCATCATGCAGCGGCAGAAGCCCGGCGACGTGGGGACATTCGCCTTCATCGACAACTTGAGCAGGTCGATTGCCCACTCGGCCCGCGTCATCAACGAGAAAATACCGGAGATTTACGACACCGGACGGGACGTGAGGATAAGGAACGTCGACGACACTGAGACCTTTGCCCCGGTCAACATGAGCGTGGGCGATGCGCTGAAGGCCGCCATGAGGGACCCGCAGCGGTACGGACAGACCATCATTCCCAAGCTACAGCGATACGCGGCCAAGAAAGGGCGCGAGGCCAAATATAACGACCTCACTGCGGGGAAGTACGATATCGTCATCACGACAGGCCCCTCCTATGCGACGCAGCGGCAGGAATCCGCTATCGCGCTTCAGTCTCTCGTCCAGGCATACCCGAAAATCATGGACATCGCCGGCGACCTCGTCTACAAGTTCCAGGATTTCTTGGGCGCCGAGGAGATCGCCGAGCGCATGGCAAAGACAATGCCGCCGTGGCTGGTGGAGCCTAAGGAAGGCGAACAGAGGCCGGTGAGACCGCCGACGCCCGAGCAACAGGCCTTATTGGGCGATGTCCAGGTCAAGGCGGCGCGCGTCGAAGTCGAAAAGCAGAAGGTTGCGGTTCAGCGGGAGAAGGTGATCGTTGAGAAGATCAAGGCGCTTAACGAGATGCAGGGCGACAAGCACCAGATGAAGAAGGAATTTCTTGAACTTCTTGAGATGATCTTCGGGGAACAACCCCAGGGACAGCAAGGGAAGGTCATCGGTATTACGGGGAGGCAATGATGGAGTGGCCCGTCGTGAAGATTGTGAAGCAGAAACCAATAAATACCAAAGAAAACACGGAGGAATGACGCATGGCAGACGAACAAGTGATCGATGGTCAGGCAGCCGGAGAAGCCCCTGTCGAGGAGTCGGCGTCCTCGATATACCCCGATCTCACACCCGAAGCACAGGCCGAAAAGCCGGAACCGGCCCCCGGCGACACTCCTGAAACCCCCGAGAAACCGGGATCGGAACCCGCGGGAGAACTTGGCGACAAAGGGAAAGAGGAAATAATTACACTCAGGAAGCGGGCGCAGGAAGCAGAGCGCAGGGCAGCCTATCTGGAAGGTCTCGCGGAGGGGCGGATAAAGCCCGAGCAGCAGCCCGAGGTTCGCCATGAGCTTCAGCCTCTCATCAGGCCGAATACCGAGGACTTCGACACTCAGCAGGCTTACGAGGACGCGCTTCTCTCTTGGAACCGGGAGACCATCAAGCGCGAACTCGCGGCAGCCAACGATGAGCAGGTGACCAGGCAGCGGTACGACGAGATCTATGGAACCTACCGTCAGCGCATGGACGCCGCGGCAGCGGATAACCCGGAACTGAAGGCCATCGAGACCCGGCCCGACCTTCCTATCAGCCCCACCATGGCGCAGCTTATTCACCAGTCGGAGATGCCCGACAAGCTGACGCTCTACTTCGCGGACCACCCGGACGAGGCCATGAGGCTCTTCAAGACGGCTGAGCCGCTGCTTGATGCCCGTGGCAACGTCGTCGGAGTCAGGGGCAACCCTATCCTCGTCGCACGCGAGATGGGAAGGCTCGAAGCAAAACTCGCAGCAGAACCAGCAGTAAAACCGAAAGAAGTGACAGGCGCCCCGGAGCCCCACGAGCCGGTAGGCGGCGGAAAGGGAGTCATCAACGCCGCCGATGCCTTCGACCCAAACCTGTCGACAGACGAGCGAATCGCGCTCTGGAAGGGCAAGGGGCAATAAACCAAAAGGAGTAAACCATGGGAAGCAACCAGTTTAACACAGCAGTAATCATCGCCGACAAGATGCTTGAGTATTTTGACGGCGTCTCCATGATCGCGTCGAAGATCAACACGGATTACAGGAGCGATTTTCTTCTCACCCCCGAAGGCCACGGCGTCGGCCAGACCATCTACGTCGAGAAGCCGCCGCGCTTTCAGTCTATCGCCGGGCCGGCGATAACCCAAACCGAACCGATCAACCCCCCGAAGATTCCCGTAATGATCAACACGTGGCGGACCGTGCCCGTCGACCTGTCTGGGATGGACCTCACCTTCAACGCACGGAACTTCGACATATGGGCGGAAAAGTGGCTGAAGCCTCTCGTCAGCCCACTCGCAAACGATGTCGACGTGGCGATATTCAACCTATGGTCACAGATCGCCAACCAGGTAGGCACGTGCGGCACGGGCTTTGGCAGCACTTCCGCGACGGCCTACGACCTCATGGCGTCTGCGGCTGAAAAGCTCGACTACTTTCTCACCCCGCAGACGGACCGCATTACCTACGTCAACCCAACGGCGGCCAGGAAATTCGGGTCAGCCATCGCCACCGGTTACAACCCGCAGGGAGAGATAAGCGAAGTGTTCCGGCGCAATAAGCTCTCGGACGTGGCGGGTTTCGAGATGTACAAGGCCACCAACATTCAAACCTACACGGGCGGAACGCTGGTGACGGGCGACTCGCCTACCACGGCAACATCAGGCGCCGTGATGAGCGGCACTAACGGGATCAACGTCGCATCCGTCACCACGCACACCCTCCCCGTGGGCGCGGTCATAAACATCGCGGGCGTATATTCCGTCAACCCTGTCACAAAGCTGTCCACAAGCCTTCTCGCCGATCTCGTGGTGACCCAGGCGTTCACCGGCAACACCACGGGCACCATCCAGGTCCAGACTTCCGACGGCAAGGGGCTTATCGCCTCCGGAGCGTACCAGAACGTCAGCAACCTTCCGGCGACGAGCAAGGCAATCACGATCTCCGGCGTGCCGGTCGCGACGACGGGCGTCTACCCGATGAACCTCGCCTTATGGAAGAAAGCCCTGGGCCTCGTGACAGTTCCGATCAAGGCGCCCAAGGGCCTCGATTCGGTCCAGAGGAATTACAAGGGCATAGGCATCACGATCAGCTACGGCCCGGACATCATGAATTTTAGAGGCATATGGCGTGCCGACATGGTCTTCGGGACCTGCGTGTACTATCCCGAGAACGCCTGCCGCGTAATTGGGAACTGAGCAGTAAAAAGTAATGGGCAAGCCCCCGGTTAAGGCCGGGGGAACCCTGAGCAAAGGAGAGACAAAATGCCAGGATTACTTGAATTTACCAGGATAAAATACGCACCCAATTCGATCTACACCGTGGGGTCCAGCACTTACACGGCGACACTGGATGTTGACGAGGTCGACGTCAACTACGCATCCGGCGCCGTCACCGTCACGCTGCCCGCGATCAGCAGCCTTCTCGGGACGACCCACAACAAAAAGACCTATTGCCTCAAGAACCTGAGTATCAGCTATGACCTGACGGTCCAGCCGGGCACGAGCACGATTACCAACGTGGCCGACACCATCCAAAGCAAGGCGGTCTGGACGGTCAAGCCCAACGAGTACATCGTCATCGCCACGCAGAACGGGGACACCAACTGGGCGATCACCGACCCCTTCAGCCTGCCGGCGCTTGAAAGAGTGCCTTTCGTGGTGTGCGTGGCAACCAATTCCACGGGTGTGGTGAATGTCTTTGACGCGAACGGCGCCCCGGTCAACCTGGATGTGACGGAAATCCTCGTCAACGCCCTGGATGCCACGGCGGCAAGCGTCACCGTGACGAACAGCGCGAGCACGATGGTAACCATCAACAAGGGCACCACGGCCAACGCCATCACCGGCGCGGGAACCATAAACTATGCGGCTGTCGCGGCGGGCAGCACCTTCACCATTGCATCGAGCGTGACCAACGGCTCGTCAAGGGTGACGATCATAGGCACCATGCAGACCCTCGAAGTAGCGGGGTAAAGACAGGGGGCGGCGTAAAACCCGCCCCCTTTTCCAAGGGGGCATATGCACATCGTTGTCGGGACGGCTCATGGAGGGATAATCACTTACGAGGCGAGCAACACGCAGTCAATGATTGCCTATCACCGGGGGAAGGCGGGAGATGAATTCAGCCTCATCGGCGCGGGCGGGTGTCTAACCGCCGACAACGCAACGCAGATCATCTATGCGGCCCGTGACAACCCCTGCGATTGGCTGTTTTTCCATGACGCCGATGTGCAATACCAAGGCAAGGACGACGTATTGGGCGCGATGATTGCGCAGAATCGCGACGTACTCGCGGGTGTCTATTATCAAGGGCATTGGCCCTATCGCCCCGTGCTCTACAACTTCAACAACGACGGCCTGATCGAGAATTACGTGGACATCCCCAAAGAACCGGTCCGGGTGGATGCGGCCGGCGCAGGCTGGCTGCTCATGAAAAAGTGGGTAGTCGACCTCTTCAGCGACGAGAATATTACGCGGCTCGGGGAGCCCTTTGAAAACACCTACAGGAACAACAGGGCGCTCCTGAAAGCCGATGCCGCTTTCTTCTGGCGGCTCAAGCAGCTTGGAGTCGAAGTGTGGGCGGACCCGACTATTCCACTCAGGCATATGAAAACGGCGTCGGTGGGCCCGGACTTCTGGCACGCGACCAAGTCCACCATGAAGCAACAGGCTGAAGGCGGACTATGAAGAATCCCCACGATATCACGGCAGAATTCGAGAACGCGCTTGCTGCCTATACCGGCGCGAAGTACGCAGTGGCCATCGACAACGGGAGCAATGCGATCTTTCTCGCGCTCATGCGGGATGATATAAGGGGCAAAAAAGTCAGCATCCCCGCCCGTACCTATCCGTCGGTACCCTGTGAGATTCTTCATGCTGGTGGCAAAATCGCTTTTCAACCTGTCGACGGTACAGCCTTGAAGGGGGCCTACCTCATAGAAGGCTCCCGTGTTTGGGATTCCGCGCTGCGATTCACGACAGGCATGTTCATTCCCGGCTCGTTCATGTGCCTTTCCTTCACCGGCCCCTACAAGCACCTGAAACTCGGCAAGGGCGGCGCGATCCTGACCGACGATTATCAGGCGTGGCTCTGGTTCAAGAGGGCGCGATACTCGGGACGTCGTGAGTGTTCGTATCACGATGACAATTTTGACATGCTCGGCTGGAACTTCTACATGATGCCGGAGATAGCGGCCCGCGGGCTGCTCCTGATGGGCCAGTTCTACGACCTGAAAGGGAACCCGAAGGAGAACGAGGACATCGAGCTGCCGTACCCGGACCTCTCGCAATTCCCGGTCTATCGGGTGACGCCATGAGGCGGGCGCTTATCGGAGCGGGCGGGTCCAGCCATGACATACGGGCGCTCACCGGGGATTATGGCATGCCGTGCTTCGTGGACGACAAGTACTGGCCCGAAGATCAGCACGAGGTATTCAGGCTGACCCAGGACAACATCTTCAGGTTCGGACTCTTCAACCCCGGGAGTTTCGAGATCGTCGTGGCCGTGAATGAACCCCATGCGAGAGAGAACATAGTCCGCCGGCTTCCGAAAGGCACGAGCTTTTGGTCTTACGTCCATGATTCAGCGCAGCTCCTGCATCCGTCGACCTTCGCCATGGGCGAGGGCTCGGTGATCTCCGCCAACTGCGTCATCGTCTGCCACTCTCATATCGGCAAGCACTCTTATCTGAACATCGGCACGGTCATCGGCCACGACTCGGTTGCGGGTGATTATTTCACCACGGCGCCGGGCGCCATGATCATGGGCGACTGCCGTATCGGGGACCGCGTCTATTTCGGGGCGAGATCGACGTGCAAGCAGAAAGTGAAGATCTGCGATGACGTGACTATCGGCATGGGGGCCGTCGTCGTCAAAGACATTACCAAGCCCGGCACCTATATCGGATGCCCGGCGAAGAGGGTTAAATGATCCTCAAGATACAGGATATCATCAAGTACGTTTTTCAGGACATCGGCGCGATAGCCAAGAGCGAAAGTCCGGCCCCGGACGAAATCCAGGACGCCGTCAACAAACTCAATATGTTCATTGACGCCTGCTCAGCCCGCTCGCTCATGATCCTGGCCGCCATTATGGAAAATTTCACCCTCGTCTCGGGGCAGCAGTCCTACACGATCGGGGTAGGCGGGAACTTCAACACGTCGAAGCCCTCCAAGATCACCGACGCCTTTATCCGGTTGAGTGAGGGCGAGGACATCGGGCTCGATATCCTGACCCTGGAAGAATGGAACGGCATCGAGACAAAGTCACTCGACACCGCGCAGCCCGTCGCGCTCTATTACGACCCAGGACTCACGCAGCAGGCGACGCAGACCGGGACCGTCTGGCTCTACCCCACCCCGGACAGCGCCGACACCTATACCCTTTTCATCGGCGAGCAGAAGCCCTTGACCGAGCTTGTCAACCCGACCGACACCATCACTTTCCAATCGGCCTACTATGAATTTCTCGAATACAGCCTGGCAAAGCGTCTCTGGCGCCAATATCACGACGACGGCGGCCCCTTCCCGGCAGACCTGGAAGCCTTGCGGAGAGAGGCCGAGCAGGTGGTCATGACGATGAACGCGAAGCAGGTCACCTGCGATATGGAGATCCCCGGCAGGCGGGGCAACTTTGACAATATACTCGACTTCGGTTGGAATTGGAGCAGATAGATGCGCCTGCCTTTGTGTGAACCCGGATACGTAGGAAGGTCACCCACCCTCGACGCATCTAGGCTCATCAATTTTTACCCCGAACTCTCCCCGAAGACTTCAAAGGGTCCCGTCGCTCTCATCGGCACGCCGGGGCTGTCCCTCTGGACATCGGCCGGCGCGTCCGTTGTCAGGGGAATGCACGTATTCAAGGGCCTCCTCTTTGTTGTCGTGGCGGGTCAGCTCTACTCCATTACGGCCCTCGGAGTGGTATCCGCTTCGCTCGGACAGTTGACCACTTCGACGGGCCGGGTCCTCATGAGCGACAACGCGCTCACCGTGGCCGGGGCCGGGGGCAACCAGCTCATGATTACCGACGGCGTCAACGGCTACGTTTACAACGTCAACACGGCCGCCTTCAGCACGATATCCGGGGGCGGCTGGCCGGGCAATCCCATAGCCCTTGCCTACATCGACGGTTATTTTGTCGTCGCGCCATCGGGCAGCATGACGGGGTACGCCTCGGACCTTTACGATGGCACGACATGGAACAGCCTGTCGGAATCCCCCGTCTCGGCGGTTGCCGACTTCATTCAAGGCATTGCGAACCTTCAGCAGCAGCTCTGGTTCATCAAGCAGTACTCCTCCGAGTGCTGGTTCGACGCGGGTACTTCCCCGAGCGTCGGCTTCCCTTTTCAGCGGCAGACAAACGCCGTCTTCGACTTCGGGACCCCGGCGCCTGCCAGCATATCGAGAGGATCAAACGGCATCTTCTTCCTGTTGTCGCCGCGGGAGAACGACAGCGGCGGGATGCTCGGCGCCGCGTACATCAGCGGCCAGACCTTCACGCCCGAGCAGATCGTGCCGCCTCCCATAGCCTACCTCTGGAGCCAGTACAGCACGGTCAGCGATGCTTTCGGCTACTGCTATGCGGACGGGGGACATGAGTTTTGGGTCCTGACCTTTCCGACTGCGAATGCCACGTGGTGCTACGACGCGACAACGAAGTTCTGGCACGAGCGCTCGGGCTGGACGGGAAACCCTTACGCCACGGCCAGGCACGTGAGCAACTGCTACGCCAATTTCAACGGCTTGCATCTCGTGGGCGATTACGAGAGCGGGAACATCTACCAGATGAGCGGGAACACTTATCAGGACATCGGAGACCCGATAGTCAGCACGAGAGTCTTTCAGCCCGTCTATGACGCCAAGAACCTCAGCAATCTCTTTTTCAAGCGGTTCATTCTCGACCTGGAAACGGGCGTCGGGAACAGCCTTGCGCCGAGTCCTTCTGCAGCGCTCTCCTGGAGCGACGACGGCGGGCATACGTGGAGCAGCGACTATCTTGCGAGCATCGGCAAGCAGGGAGAGTACAGGGCCCGTGCCATATGGCGGCGGCTCGGCTGTTCGAGGAGCAGGACTTTTCGTGTGTCGATAAGCGATCCCGTAAAAAAAGTTTTGATAGGAGCCTATGCAGAATGATCACATCTAGATATAAGAAAATCCTTATTTCTATATTCGGCCTTTTGCTTCTCGCCGGCAGCGCCTTCGCTCAGTCCGTGAGCATCGCGCCGTATCCTAGATTTAAAGCTTTCGAGATAGGCACGGGCACGCCCTGCTCCGGCTGTCAGCTCTATACCTGCCAGGCCGGAACAACTTGCGGGGCGGGCTCGGCCTATTTGAAGGCCACCTACACCGACTCTACGGGCGGGACGGCCAACGCAAACCCGGTTATCCTCGATACCAACGGCGAAGGCGACGTGTGGCTGTCCGGTTATTACAAATTTGCCCTCTATGACCAGAACGGCGTCTCCATCTGGACGAGAGACAACGTCTCCTCCATGCCAAACACGGCCAATGTAGGCGCCCAATGGATACTGTATACGCAGGTCTTCACGTATATAAACGCCACGCAGTTCACCACGCCGGGCAATCAGACGGCCGTCTTTGCGACAAGTCAGCGTGTCAAGGCCGTCGTGTCGGCAGGAACCATTTACGGCACGGTCGCAACGTCAAGCACGGGGGGTTCTCCTGTCGTGACCACAGTCACGGTCACCTGGGACTCGGGCACCCTGGACTCGGGCCTGTCGGCGATCTCGACGGGCATCATCACGGCAACCAACGATTCGTTACCGCGCGTTTACCTGGGCACGGCGACGAACCTGGCCATGACGGGAGAGGCAAGTAATACCGGGACCTCCACGACCACGAGCCTTTCCTTGGGGCAGGTCACGGTAGGAGACAGGATTCTGGCTTTTTTATATGCCGCAGTGGGCTCGCAGTCTACTACCGTCAACACCGCGGTGGGACTCTACCCAACCGCCACAGGGACGTCTTCAGCAACTTTTATGCCTCCATCCGGCGGTAATGGAGTAACAGGTGTGGCATTGCCCAATTATGGCGCGAATCTGTCAATGGCAGTTATTGTAGAAGTCACCGGTAGTGGCACCCTGACGCTGAACAGTATTGTCACAGGAGCGACAGCTACCCAACCGAATACGATTTACGCCTTTTTCCTGAAGAAGCAATGATGAGGACTGCAGCCCTCTTTCTTTTGATCTTTCTCGCCGTCCCCCTCTCCGCGAGAGCAGGTGAATGGTTCGCCCCCTTGGGTAAGACGGACCTTGCCATGCTCGCGGTCGACACGGCGCTCCTCGGCGTGGATTGGGCGCAAAGCAGGTATGTTGCTGCCAACCCGGATAATTGGCATGAGACAAACGTGCTTCTCGGCCCCCATCCTTCAGTCCAGACGGTCAATAAATACTTTGCCGCCGTCATCCCCCTGTATTGGCTCACGACGTGGATGCTGCCCCCGAAGGAAGACCATGGCTATAAGCGTATCGTCAACCGGCAGTACTTCTCCGTCGCCATCACGATCACCGAGGGCGCGTGCGTAGGAAATAATGCCAGAATAGGAATAGGGATGAAATTCTGATGCTCGGTCCCGCACCTTCTCCCAACATCCCCCCGGCCGATCCCCGCTGGCAGACGTGGTTCAGCCAGCTCGTCACGGCGGTGAACGGCTTTATAAACACGGGGTACGGCTACTGGCAAACGCTCAATCAGTATGTGAGCCAGCTTCTCTTAGGGCCGGGAAACTCAGTGGTGAATGTTTTCGGAGGTGCGGCAGGCTCCACCTTGGAACTGAGATTTTGCGCCCTCGGTAACACTGGGGCTTACCCTTACTGGCGGATATTATTTAACGGTACTGGCGGGATAGAGATACAAAACGCCACTGACGCCACCTATGCAACCTGCAACCCCGTGCTGAGTTTGAGCAGCGAGGCGGGTATCTCCTTCGGTATAGATGGACTTGGAATTAACATCGATACGTCAACCGACGTTGCAAGGATAGCGATAAGGGACGCAGCCACAGCAAACCTTCTCGGGGAGATCAGGGCGGGCAACACGGGAGTCGGGAGTGGAAGCTCGTTGGTTATTTCTGCGGTCAATGCGGGAACGGGAGTCATGGAAGACTGCATGTATCTGGACCCAAGCGCCGACTCCAACAATCCCCTTAACGTGTGGGTAGCCGGAGGATGGCACAAGATGACGAGAACTCTGACTGGGGGAATTAATTATGCGACATTGCCATAGAGGGGCGTGATGAACGAGGCAAGCAACGCCATAGAGATTATTGAGAACACCCCTCTCTCGTTCGCGGAATACAGAGAGAAGATCATGGCGGCGGAAGAACGCATGAGGAGCCTGCCGGGCGCCATGATAGGCGACAGCGCCCCGCTCAAGCATACCTTTGCCGAAGGGATGTACGTCAGGGAGATTACCATGCCTCCTGGCTACCTGGCCATCACCAAGATTCACAAATATTCTCACCCCGCTTTTATCCTGCGGGGCACGGTCACGATCATCGAAGAGGAAGGACGGCGGACGGTTACGGGACCTGCATCATTCATCACCAAGGCAGGGACCAAAAGGATAGTCTTTTGTCACACCGAGGTTGTCTGGACAACCGTTCACGCTACAAGAGAAACGGACATCGACAAGATAGAGGACGAGATTGTCGCAAAAACCTTTGACGAACTGACGCCTGCCGACAGGACGATTGAGATAGAAGGCGGACAAGGAGAGATATCATGACATGGGCAGCGATAGCAATAGGCGGCTCGGGAGTTGCTACCGGCGCAGGCAACGCCATCGTGGGCTCCAACAGCGCGGCGAACGCAGCGCAAGCGGCCATGACCGGGGAATCGGCGGCCATGCAGACCGCTTTCGGAGGCTCACAGTCGGCAGCCGCAACCCTACAGCCCTACACGCAGAGCGGCCTCGGGAATTATAACTACCTGAACTATCTGCTGACCGGTCAGGGCGCGGATACCGGGGGCGCGTACTCGGCACCCGCAACGTCGGGGGTCGGAGCCATCGCGGGCACGCCTGCCGGGGCCACCCCCGATCAGATAACGCAACAGATAGCCAGCCTTCAAGCCTATTTGGGCGGCTTCCACGGCGACCTTGCGACGAAGTATGCGGGCGCCTATTCTCAGGCTGAACAGCAGCTTACACAGCTTCAGAGCATCCAGCAGCAGCAGGCGGCAGCCGGCACGACGTCCAACGCGATCTCGACCGGCGGGCTTCCCGCGAACTACCTGACGAACATCCCGCAATTCAGCTACAACCCGAATACCGACACCGGGCTGCAGAATGCCTCGACGTTCGCCAACGGCGTACTTGCCTCGCAGAACGCCGCCGCGGGCAACTACGGAAGCGGCAACATGGCGTCTTCTATCTCTAATTACCTTGCGGGCACCCTGGAACCGACCTACTACAACCAGGCGGCGCAGAACTACAACACGAACCAGATTCAGCCCCGGAACATGATTTACGGCTACCTGACGGGCAACGTCGGGGGCTCGGGGCAGAGCGCCAACACGACCCTTGCCAATATTCAGAGCGGCGCGGCCACCACGGCGGGCGGGTATGCGGCCCAGGGCGGACAGTCGGCGGCGGGAGGCATAGCGGCGCAAGGTACGGCATTGAGCCAGGGACTCACGGGCGCTAACAATGGTATCACGACGGCCGGCGGGCAGTACCTTAACTACCTGAACTCGCAGAACATCGCTCAGGCTCTGCAGGGCTTGAACGTCAATGCCTACAACTATCAGAACCCTTCCGGCGGATATTCTGACCAGCTCTCGGGCGTCGGGGGATTCCAAAGCACGTGGCCGGGGGTGAACTGATGCCTGACAACTGGTTGAACTTCCTTCCTCAATACAATCAGACTCCACAGGTGAAGCTCTCGGACGTTTACCAGCAGCCGACGACGCA